CCTTATTGTCCCTGAAATGATCGAAACTATAATATTATCTACGTTACTTATAGCATCTGTCCCGGTTGTTGTTGATGAGATGGTGGATAGTGTTGCGTCACGCAATGCTGTCCGCTACTTATCAATGCGTACCAAAATTATGAGATGGTTTCGCGGTAAACCAGTCACCAATAGTGACGAAAACGCTGCCCGTGTCCTTCTTGATATGTCTGTCCAACAGGATGGACCTAGTCTCATGGAATGTCTCTATACCGAGAGTGCTCTTATGCAGCTCTCGGAACAACGACATGAAGCTAGAGAAAAGAAGCTCACTCCAATCCCTGCAGAACCCGTACTAGGTTCTGAGTTCCACAGGCCTTGGACACGGCGATCTCATAAGTCCCTGATCGTTACACTTTCACAAGAGGCTAAAAATAAGTTTCCTATCCATAAGAAGACGGAAGCTAATTACCTCGTTGTTCGAAGGTATATCTACGATCGTCTAATTGAGCACGGTGTGCGCCCAGCGCACATCAGGTCAGTGATCGAAATGGCAACTGCATTGAGTTTTGTCCCCGACAAATTCAATCATGCGGTTGTCACCTTTGAATCCACCGCGCAGGTCAGTATAGCGCATGAGGTGAATGAAGAGGCCAGAACGAATAACTCTGGATTCGCATCTTTGCTGAATTGGACAACCTACCGCGAAACCCGTCAGGGTTTTGCGGCGGCCTGAGGGGGCCCTCGATTGTTACCTGGTGTGGATTGTGCCAAAAGCACAGCTCCTGACCACACCAACTTGGAGGTAACTAAAATCAAGGGTGCTCTTACGAAGGTGAGGAGGTTATTTATTGTCCCCGGGTTCTCTCCCGAGGTCAAATTCCTCGCCTTCAATAATACTGTTCAAGCATTGGAAAAGGCGTTGAAGGAGAGGGTGTACTTTGTGAAGGATGACAAAGGCACTTTCGTAGCTCCTCCAACGCCTCTTACGGGTGTTTTTAAAGACAAGCTTAAATCGATTTCGGAAGCCTTTGGCAAACATCGATCTCATGTCACGCGTTTGACTTATCAACAATATGTTGACACAAGTCCGCCTCACAAGAGAACTGTTTACCAACGAGCTATGGAATCACTCAATAATAAATCCATTACGATTAAGGATTCATTTATTGGGTTTTTTGCTAAGTTTGAGAAGTTAAAAGATTCTCCTTTGAAAACACCCGTTCCTCGCGGTATCTCTCCACGGAGCCCGCGATACAATCTTGAACTAGGGACTTACATACGCCCGATAGAGAAAAGTGTGTACGCTGTTATTAACAAGCTGTTTGAGTCGCCTACGGTAATGAAGGGACTCAACATGTCGAATAGAGGGCAAGTGATTGCATTAAAGTGGGCGCGTTTTCGTTCTCCGGTTGCTTTAATGCTTGATGCCCATAGATTTGACCAGCATGTTAGCGTGGAAGCTTTGAAATGGGCTCAATCAATCTACCGCAAGTACTTCCCGCGTAGTAAACATTTTAGGAAATTACTAAAATGGCAACTACGCAATAGAGGGTTTGGAAAGTGTGAGGATGGTTTTGTCAAATACTGGGTCGATGGTCGTAGACAATCCGGTGACGTCAACACGTCGCTGGGCAATGTCCTGATCATGTGCGCGATCGTATTCAGTCTGTTCGAAGAAAATGAGATAGATGGGGAATTGGTAAATGATGGTGATGATTGTGTTTTGATATTCGAAAGTAGTGAGCTTGACCGCTTGCTGCCTGTAATACCAAACCACTTCTTACTGTTTGGCTTCTCAGTGGTGATAGAGAAACCCGTGTATGTGTTAGAACATATATCGTTTTGCCAAGCCCAGCCCGTGTATGATGGAACCGATTACATCATGGTGC